CGAAACAACGCTCGCAAGATCATTCGTAAGGATGCTCCCGCGAGACAAGCTTGGATCAAGGAACGCACTAGCTCTGACCAGCAAGCCATCCAGACCTTTGAGTTCTTAGGAGAACCTGAGAGCGAGGATTATGCGATGTTCATGCAGGTCAAGAATAGCGCACTCTACAAACCTTTGGTAGACCACTTACCTAACTCCAACTTCGCGTTGGGACTCATGGTGAAAGGTCTACGTTCCGTACAAGCTGAACAAGCGGCTGCGGGAAAGCCTAAGAAGACGAATAAGCCTACTGCGCCATCCGCAATCACGGAAGCTGCACCGGGAAGATCGTTAGGGCCGAAGGGAGAAACGAAAGCACGGAAGTCACTGGAAGCGGCTCATGCGCGATTTCAGAAGTCAGGCAACATGGCGGACTACACCGATTACCTAAAGCTCAAGCGAGGGTAGCATAATTTAATAATCATCAAAATATAAGGAGGGCCACCTAAAATGGCATCAAGCACAACTTACAATACTAGTGGGAATCGTGAAGACCTCACCGACATCTTAACAATCCTAGAGCCGGAGGCATGTCCACTGACATCACTTGCTTCAAAGAAGAAAGCCACTGGCACTTACTTTGAATGGCAGGTAGATGATCTCAGTACCGCAAGCTTTGACGGAGTTAGCGAAGGTGAAGATGTTACGTCATTCACAAATCAAGCTGCTAACCGCACTCGCCTAGCAAATTATGTCCAGAAATTCCGCCGGAGTTTTATGGTTTCGGACATCCAACAATTGGTAAATACCGCTGGAGTCTCCAACGAGTTTGCCAATGCTGAAAGTAAAGCAATACGGGAACTGAAACGTGATTTTGAAGCTGCAATTTGCTCTGCTCAGGATCAACAAATAGAATCCGGTGCCGGAAGTCCGTATAAGACTCGCGGCATGTTCAAGTGGCTAGGAGTAGGTGGTCAACCCGCCGACGTTCCTGCGGCTTTTCAGAATGTTGCCAACGATACCAACGGTACGCCTGTCACTGAATCTGAGTTCAATACAGTTCTTGAAACGCTCTACTCAGCCAACGGGATGCCAGGTGGTCAGCTTACTCTGATAGCTGGGCCAACGTTAAAGGGCGACATCTCAGACTTCAGTCGCGCAGTTGCCGCTACGCAATCAACTTACCAAGTTACCCAAACTGCTGAGTCCAAGAAGATCACGCTATCCGTGAATCTTTACGAGGGCGATTTTGGGAACGTAGCCATTATACCATCCGTGTTTTTGAATAGAACTAGCGGGGTTTCCACCGTGGATGCCAATGCTGGACTACTCATTGATCCGGAATACGTGTCTATCTTCACGCTCAAAGCGGAATCCCGCAGCGAGTTGGAAGACCAAGGAGGTGGCCAACGAGGCTTTGCGGATTTGATAGCGGGAATATCCTGCGACTCGCCTAAAGCGCACGGTTACTTCAACTAATCTTAAATCTTAACAAGGAGAAATAATACAATGCCAGAATTAAGCAACAATGCAGCGGGTCGCGGGTTTACGCACGTTTACACCGCAACCTATGAAGACCTACAAACAATCGGCAATGGCGGACAAGTCACTATCGCAACCATCCCCGCCGGGGGTGCGGTTGAGTTGGTAGGGGTTCACAAGTCCGCCGCATTTGTCGGCACTACGTCTCTAGTCATTGACATTGGAACGACTGCGGGAGACCCGGACGAGTTCATTGACATTCTTGACGCAGATGCCATGACCGTGCCTGTCTTCAATACTGGAGACCTGTGCGTAAAAAGCGCGGCGACCACTACCTTCCTTGGTGGTGCTTTCCCCGTAAAGGCAGTAGCAACGGCTACGCCAATTCTACTGGAAGTTACGGATGCAGCAATTGCGGATGCTACCGCCGGTGAGATTGTAGTGGGAATGCGCATACTAGACCTCAGTTCATTCGCTTAGAGTTTTACTCATATTGGGTTGCCGCAGTGCGTTTGGGGAAGCGTACTGCGGCTTTTTCCCAACTACGAAAACAGACGATAAACCACAATGTCAGACGTATTTATCCCAAAGTGGAAAGAGGGTAACGGTTCAAGCTTCATGAAGAACATGGAGAAATACTTGAAATATGAAGTTGACCTTGAGAAGTCTGAAGCCGCCATGCGAGATGCATTGGTGCGTAAAGAGAACCGCGATATGGGTTCTGCCAGGTCAGACGGCTTGGGGCAACTGAAGGCGACTATTCCTGCCAGAGAATACTTCCGTTGGCATCAGCAGGAGAGAGGCTGTTGGGGGGATAAGCAATTTATCAAGGAATGGGTCAGAGACAATCCATGTCACAAAGCCCAAGGTAATAAGTGAGAGTATCTGCGGTATCTTTCCTATCCGGAAACGTAGCGGCGTTAGCGGGTGTAGATGCCTTCATAACGACCGAAGCTGCGGCAGTAGTCACTAGCCTCAACCGCTTCGGCAAACTGGCATGGGAGCGTACGGCGTGGCCCTTCACTAGCGTACTAAAGCAAGTAGTGCCTGACATACGGGTACGGAGCATAGACGTAGGAGATGGTGGCAGTAGTTACTCTTCCGCCCCTACGGTAGCAGTCGCAGGAGCGGCAACCGCCACAAGCACTATAAACAGCGATGGCGAGGTAAATGGCATAGCAGTAACGGCGGGAGGCACGGCATACGTGTCAGCACCCGCAGTGACCTTCAGTGGGGGAGGTGGAAGCGGAGCAGTGGCAACCGCAAACATCATCAGCCTAATTGACATGGGTCAGACGATGGATCTCATCTACAGGATCACGGACGTAGACCCATACGGCAGTACCCAACCGACAGACTTGGCATACCGCATAGATGCGGAGTCAGGGGCAACTGAATACGGGTTGGCAATTTTAGAGAACCGCAGTAGCACAGCCCCCGTCTGGGTACATTACCGCACACCGTGGCCGGGATACGCCAGTGGAAGCGCGGTCTTCCCATACATATTTGGCGAGTACGCAACAATGGGCAGTTATGGCGATTGGCTACAAGCAGACGGGCAGGGTACGATGGCTCAATCAATTTGGGCGCAAGCCGAAGCAATTTTACAGACGGAGTTTGACCAACTTGAGCGCCAACAGCGCCAAATGACTCCACTACTAATCAACACCTACGGCACTACCGCCGCACAACCATAATTCATCATGGCAGGATCAGTAAGCGAATATAGAGGACTAGGACTAAACGGGGGAGAGTACATCAATGATACTGCCGTACACACAGGCACTTGGTTTGCCATTCAAGCTACGGAAGCAACCGTGCTCGCCGCCCAAGCAAGCAACATCACCAACTTGGATGACATCTGCACGGGACAGGACGCAACGGAACTCGCCGCCGGAACAGTGCTATACGGAAATTATACCAGCATTGATCTGACTTCCGGAGCAGTAATCGCCTACAACATTTAAGCGTGTCGCACTCAATCATATCGCTAGGTCTGGGACTTGGCGGCGGGAAATCCGCGACCAGCAGCGGCGCGGCGGGTGGTGGTGGTGGTGGTGCGTTCGTCGTAGGTATCCTTCTTCTTCAGTCCGCCATCTTGTTGAGAACTGGCGACCCCGCCGGCACTATAGCCTACGGAACGGATACGGAGAATTTCTACGTATTTGATGGCTCGCTTTGGTTTAACTATCCGGAACAACAATAATTATTATGTCAACGTTACAAACATGTACTTCGGGTAGTCGCCCTTCACACGGGGCGGGAGTTATCGCTTACGAGACGAACACAACCAGAACAATAATCTCGGACGGCTCAAGTTGGCATCTGTACATGCCCTCTTTGTTTTCACGCGCAAATTGCGCATTTTCGTTCCGTCAAATCGTTCCGGATTACACCGGCAAATGCGTCAAGGTGCGGCGGTCTAGCGACAACGGTGAGGTGGATATAGGTTTTACTTCCGCCGGGGTACTGAATCAAGCGGCCCTTCTATCTCATACCGGCACCGACCCAAGCAGTGCGGGTTACGCCGTTACATGGTACGATCAAGGACCACATAGTATGGATGCTACTCAGGCCACGGCGGCCAACCAACCAGCCATCGTCTTATCGGGTGCGGTTGTAGTTTCCAATTCTAAACCTTCGCTTCAGTTTGGCGGGAGTTACATACTATACATGCCGGAGTGGGCAACCTACCGCCCGGATACACAGTGCTGGCTAAGTACCGCAGGAGCGCCGACGGCTGGCGTAGTGGTGTGTGAATTGACGTCGGTTGGAGGTGGGACTAATCAAATGGCTATTTGGGGTACGGGGGCAAACGCAAATGGGTATTCTAACACGTATGGCGATAATATCGGGATTTACGGGACGAGCGGCGCTGCTCATTTTCATCGGACACAAGCACAAGGTGGGGCATTACAATTAAGCGACACGGCTGCGTTATCTAATACTACTCAAGCCATAGGATGGTGGAATTACGATGGCACGACGATGGGCATTTCAACCAACGGCGGCTCTGAACAAACCACTACTGCCACGCCAAACCCGTGGGCTTACACAAAACAGACTATCGGGGCAGGACAAGTTCACAGCGCGGACGAATTTACCGGAAAGATTTCGGAGCTAATTTCCTATAAGGTAAGTAGGGCTTCGGAAAAAACCGCCATACTCGCCAACGTTAATGGCTTCTACGAGACATATTAAGATGATAATAAAAGGCTATAGGTACTTAACGAAAACAGCGGCAACGGCTGCGCAGTCCGGGTTAAACGAACAATTTGGTTTCCCGGACTACGGAGATACGGAACGGGCGGTGGATGTGGAAAATCACGGGGGGAAATGGTATATTCGTTGGGACGCTACCTATGCCTCACAGTTAGGTAAACCTACCAACTACGAGTTGCCTGACCCGCCGCCGACTGAATGAGGCTACTCGCCATAATGACTATCGCCACACTCACCGGCTGCTCCATGAAATCGTTCGTCACACCGGCGGCGGTTGTATCGGGAGCGGCGGTGGGCAGTATTGCGGGGCCGGGAGGGGCTGCCCTCGGAGCGGGAGTGGCATATGCAGGTGCGGAACTCTGGACTTTGGAAGACGAGAACAAACAACTCGTGACCGCCATCACCACCGGTGACGTTCAAGGCATAGTAGCCGCCCAAATGCGAGGACAGGAGGGTAAGATCCAAGAAGTCACCAGCGGCATTTGGACTACTCTGAAATACGCCGCACTAGTAGTGCTGGGCATCATGAGCATCCCGCTCTTCATCACCCGTTCAAACGCCAAGAAAATAAACAAGATTTGCGAGGAAACGAAACATGCACAAACTGATTGAAATTTATAACGGTCTGAGCAAGCGTGGGAAAATCCTAGCTGGCTTCGCGGCTATTATAGTAGTCATAGCAGTCGTTGAATTATTCACGGGGTGCTCAAGCATGGAGCTAACAAAGACGTGGAGCTTCTAGCGGACAGGACTATTTGGGGTGGCATAGGAGGACTTGCCACTAGCATGGGGTTGGCTCAATGGAGTCACCTAGCATCACTGTTCGCCGCTCTTTTAACCTGCGTATTCGTTTGCATTCGCATCTACCAGATACTTAAAAAGTAATGCCTCGGTACACATCATATGGTCAACTTGACACACCTGCGATTACCGAAGGTGACGTTGGATTTGTTGGCATGAACTCGTACTTAGAGCCTACCTCATTGCCGCCCGGCATGGTAGCTGACAGTAGGAATATGGTACTGGCAGGAGACACGGCGACAGTCCGTCAGGGGATAGACTTCTTGGCAGGTGGGGTAACACTCACCTACTCCGGCACGGATATGGTATTCGCTACCACGCTCTTCTCTGATCCCTTCACGGGCGAGGAGTTCCTAGCAGTCGCAACCAAGGACAAGGTAATCCTGTACAACGATGCTAACGCGAGCGGTCTGTACGTGGACTACGATACTAGCGCTGGTGCGGAAGTAGTAGCTACGGCGGATGGAGCATCCTTTGTCCAGAACTTTGAAAGGCTAATTCTATTTCGGGGGAAAAACAAAAGGCCGCTTGAGTGGGACGGAAGCTTAACGGATACGGACGGCAATGACACCCTTGACTCTAAGTTTGCTCCCAAGACCGCAAGCGCTAGTGGTGGTGGCATCGCTTGCCCGAACACCGACTACGGAATAAGCTTCCGTAATCGGCTAATCATCCCCCAGCCAACGGACTCAAATTACACCGTGCTGATGAGTGACTTGCTGGACAGTAACAACTTTACCGCAGCCGACTCACAATTTAGAATAAACAAGGGCAGTGCAGATTTCCTCGTGGGATATATTCCTTACCAAGAAGATCAGTTAATTTGCTTTTTCCGCAATAGCATTCATTTAATCAATAATGTTGCAACCACTTCAGCGGCTGGCGTTTACGAAATCACCCGCCAACACGGTTGCGTAGCTCGCAAGAGCATAGCCCAATCAGGCCCACAAACATTCTTTCTATCCGACAGCGGCGTAATAGTTCTAAGTCCCGGCACAGACCCCGCAAAGGGATTGGGGGTGGCGATCAGTAAAGTACAGGGTGAGACCGTACCTATGACTGCCCCGATCCAAGACCAATTTTCGGAGGTGAATTATGCGGCGGCTGACAAGGCGTGCGGCGTAGTATTTGACAATAAATATTTCCTAGCTTGCCCCACCCTGAGTAGCGCGGTGGCAAATAAGATATTTGTCTTTGACTTACTTACCTCACAATGGACTAGCGTAGACAGCTACCCCGCCATGAGCGGCAGTCTGGCGTTCCACGTGGACGATTGGGTAGTATGCTCCCACGGAAGCAATCCTACGCGCCGTAGGCTCTTTGCATGTAACGATACGGGTTGGTATCTGATGAATGAAAACCTCACCGATGACAGCAACCGAAAAATCGGAAGCACGGCAGAGTCCGACGTGACCGCAATCGCCGCCAAGCTGAAGACGAGAGATTACCTATTCGGTGAGCAAGGCATAAAAAGTTTCAAGCGTGGTCAATTGGGCGTGAGCTTCGTGGCTTCGGATGCATTCACCATCAAGCTTAACACCACCGATCCCGATACCAGCGACACCGTACTCAGCTACACGGGTGGCAGTACGGAAGAAGCCTTACTGCGTTTCAGCGGGGCGAGAAAGCGCGGCTATTCGGCAAACATTGAACTGGACGTTACAGCGGGTAGACCAAAATTTCGCCACGTTCAGCTAGAAGCAGTGGGGCAGGGGCTTAACGCCCGAAGGGAGGTGGCATAGTGGCTATCACCGCAACCGTCACGAGGGGGTATACTTTCGCCACCGGCGTTGAGGTAACTGCCGCAAATTTAAACGAGCTAGGCGAACCCGGCGTAACCGTGGCGGCAGTAAGCGATACTCCCATCACCCTCCAGAGTTTTTCCGTAGCAACCGCCCCTGCGGCAACGCTCGGCAGACTAATACACGTGACGAATGGTGATGGCGGGAATGAATGCGCGGCTATTGGTGACGGCACTTATTTTCGGGTCATAGCGATGGGGAGTACTATCAGCACGTGAAACCATTTGAGGAAGCATTGGCGTTCTACGCGAAGACGGGTGACGATCTGATGAAAGACATCTCCGCTTATTCCACCCTCGGTGGGTACGTGTTCATCACGCCTCACAGCCTAATGTTTGGCAAAGCGGTAAGAACGGACGGCGGAAAGCCTGACGAGCAATGGGGAGCAGTAGCCCCCGATGCATGGTATGTCCGCTTCGCAGTAGGGACAGATGCAGTTTCAGAGTTTATATCGCGGATACCTTATCCGCTGCCGAAAGTAGGTTGGTCAAGGATTAGTAAAGACCGCGCCGTAAATTGGTTTGATTTTAACACAGTTCTTAGGAGGAAATAAGTTATGGGAGGAGGTAATAGTTACACACCGCCGATTCAGCCAGGATATGGAGATTCAATGAAAGAGGCACTGCTCGCCCAGATGCAGCAATTGACCGGAGTAGGGGGAGGTTACGATGAAATATATAACAAGGCACTCGGATATGAGGGTGGTGACCTTGGTGATATTTTGCAAAATGTGGAATCGCCAATCCGTCAGAAAGCAGCGCAGGTGGACACCGACGTTATGCGTCAGACACTCATGGGGGATAGCACTGACGCAAGGTCTATTCGTTATGACGACCAAGGTAGAGCAGTAAAAGGGACAGAAGACGTTGGTTATAGAATTGTCCGCGAAGGCACGGGTACATTCCTAGATCCAAGTGTAAACTCCGGTAATTTGACTATTAGTATAGTGGACGCAAAAGGGAAGGTTTTGGCTACCGGAAAAGACGGTTCAAGTTACAGTAACAGTGGTCAAAGAGCCAGTCATATAGCATCTGACATTGATGGGGCTTATAAGGCTTTGTTAGCTGATGTGGAAAGTAATAAAGAAAAATTTCCCATTCTTGAAGAAGCAGGTTCTACCCTAAAGAGAAACCATGCCAAAAGCGGCCGGAGTTACGTTATGGGTTTGGCGGAAGGTGGTACTCTTGAAACCGGTACAGTCAACTCTGGTAAAGACCTATACAAGGTGATGGATGAGGAGATGGTGAGTCAACCGGTTTATGAGAAAGACCAGTTTGGTGAAACCTTAATTGACGCTACGAAGGCCGGACAAACTGTTGATATTGCCGCGACCCGCACGGGTGACGGCATGATAGACCTCGTGGGCGATAGCCGCGCGGTACAGGAGCAAACCCAAAGCGAGGACTACGAAAGTTATGTCCGTAATGACGATGCTCGGATGGCGAACTGGGAGGCTGATAATGCGCAAAGGGCGAAACAAGGAGTAGTGCAACGGACTATAGAGGAGTGGGGGCAAGCCCACTATGAAGAGCGAGGAAAAGCCGCTGGTGACGAAATGCCCACTTCCTACTCCCTGCAAGATGCCGGTCGCCAAGCGGGGTTTAATAAGCAGAACGAGTTCATGGGCTTATCCGCCCTCTCGGAAGACATAGGTAGGGGCGGTCAACAACGAGCCAGAGAAGCGGACATCGCGGACGTGGAGCGCCTTGGCGGAAGAGCTACTGACGCATATCGTGCGCAGGGCGACCTGAGTGGGGCCTTAGCGACAGCCCGGAATATGGGTGCTGGTGGCAGTGACATGGAATCCGCAATTCCTGTGGATAACTTATTTGGCGTTCCTAACCCGCTCAAGTCTTTAGGGGCGCGGACAGCACTGGAGAACGCGAAAATAGACGCAATAACCAGCGGGGGCGTTGGTGCTTTGAAGGCACGAGGAGCTACCCCGCTCACCGCCGAAACCGGCTACACACCTTCTGCTAGTATTTCCGGCGGTCGCATGGGAGACTACGACACTACCTCGGCGCAAGGATTTCCTACCGGCGGAACGGACGCTTTCCGTTCAGCCCTAATGAAAGAGGGGATGGGTGCATTAGATCAAGGACTTTCGGAGCGGGAGAACCGTGCGGTACAGGAAGCGGCACGGGCGAGGTCTACAAATATGGGGAGAACCTTTGACCAGACCGCCTCCATTGAGGAATCAAGGGCGGTAATTGAAGAGGATAACGCCAGACGGATGCAAAACCGCGCATTTGCCCAGAGTGCTCTTGGGCAGGAAGTGGGCATCCAGCAAGCGGACATGGGTCGTGGGCTACAAGCATCCTTGGCAAACCAACAAGCTACCAACCAAGCCGCTCAATTCGGCGTGGGGGCGGGACTACAGCAAGAGCAACTTGGTGCCCAGATGGGGCAACAGGTGAACCTCGCTGAGTTTGCTCAAGCTTCGGATGCAGCGCAATATTCGGCCCAAGAAAAGATGCAAGCCCAGCAGATGGAACTGGGTCGCCAATCCGCAGGAGTTGATCGCCAATTGACCGCTGAGGAAAAGGACATTGAGCGGATCATGCGCCAGCAAGCGATGGAAGAGCAGTACCGCCAGCAGGGACTGGGCGCTGAACGAGCAAACGCCGCCCAAATGGTGGGGCTTGAACAAGCTACGAGTGCAGACCCATTCCAAGCAATCCTTCAACGCCAAGGGCAGAATAATTTAGCATCCGGCGGAGCGGTATTCGGGCAAGCCGGATACGGGTTGGATTCCGGGCCACAATACTTAAACCCAGAGTCGGGGCTAGGATTCATACAGAACCAGTCTACTAATGCCGCTAACATGTATAACGCACAAGTTGGAGCAGACGCTACGAGATCGGCGGGAATGTGGAGTGGGTTAGGAAGTTTGGCGGGAGGAGTCGCCCAAGGTGCTGGCGCGGCGGGTAGTATTGGAGCACTCTTCTGCTGGGTAGCGCGCGAAGTCTACGGCGCACACAATCCCGCATGGTTGGACTTCCGACACTGGATGTTCAGTTCCGCTCCCAAGTGGTTCTTCAACCTATACCTGACCTTCGGGGAACGCTTCGCGAACTTCATTAGCAACAAGCCAAGACTCAAGGCTCGCATCCGCCTATGGATGGACTCAAAAATCGGGAGATAACACAATGGCAAGACAACCTTACTTTTCAGGCAATTACGGAAGCGCACTAGCGCAGGTGGACACCCGCCCAATCATGCAGGGCGCGGCGGCGCAAGCGGCAATGTACCAGGGTATCGGGCAGAATATTGGCGGGGCTATTGAGAAGTATCAATTGAATAAGGTTAAACGAGCAAAACTGACGGGTGACATTGAGGCATATCTAGAGGAGAATCCTGACTATGCGAATAAGTCAACGATGACGGGCGATGAAGCGGTTGACAAAAAGAACATGACCGAAAATGAGAAATTTCTTTCCGGTGATTTGAATATGGCTGGGCTTGAAGGGCTTGCCGGTAAGTTGGCAAGAGGGGATACACTGCGTAAAAATAAGCTTTTGGAGGAATCACAAAGAACCTTAAATGAGGCAGGGAGATTTAATTTAGGTTTAGCTAAAAAGCTGGAGGAGTCTAAATTGAGCGTAGCAAAGAGTGACGCTGATCTAAAAGAATTCCAGACGACAGTGGCAAAGTTTGATCTTGAAGACTTGCAGAAGCTTAGACCTCCTGAGCAACTTCTCCGACTCCAAGATCTGAAGAACAAGCTTTCTAGTGCGAATTTTGAGGGCAAAATGCAACCCTATACGCAATCCCTTGAGAAAAGCAATATTGCCGCACAAGAACGCGAGCGAGACATCAACGAGGAAGTGCTTGCTAAGCGGGGCGGAACTTCCGGTGTGGCGGCGGATCGGTTCAATGAGATTGAACAGAAAAAGGCAGCTATTGAAGACGCTACGGCTACCCGAAAACGAAATAAAAAGATTGCTAATGCTTTATTTGATGCAAGTGGCGGCGCAGCAGGGATGGCGAAAATGAGCATGGAGGACAGAGAACTTAGGAAGGATCAGATTCTTTTGGGCATGGAGGGAGTGAGGTCACAAATGAAAGCAAATCAATGGAGTGCATTGTTAAAGTTCGCCCCAGCCAGCGTTAAACAGCAAACCGGTGATTTAGCCGCTGAGCAAGGACGCTTGCTAGGGCTTATGGTAAAAGATCCAATCACCCAAGGACAAATCACCTTCAAGAAGTATCTGGAATTGAATAACACCAAAGGTGATGACCAGTATCCCCTAAAAGGGGATAAAGCCGGTACGGCTGCCACTTATCACGGCCAGTATGTGACCGGCCAAAGGCAACTACAGGATCTTTATAACGGTGTGCAGGTTCAAGCGAACGATACTAGCGGGGGTGGTAGCACGGGTGGTGGCACGGGAGGTGGAACAGGTGGCGGTGTGCTACCTTCCGTCATAGACTCAGGCAAGATGACTCAGGAACAGGCGAATACAGCCGTATTTGATCGCAAGACAGAAATCTCCAATCAGATTTATAATTTACAAACTAAACTTAGGAATATAGGAACTCCTGGCGCGACGATGCCAGCACCCGTCCCAATTGCTTCTACATGGCGGGGCTACGGGGGAGCGCCAGGTTCTTACGGCCCTCAACCTGCGACACTCGGATACGAAAACCGGCAACGGCAGGAACTTACCACGAACATTCAGGCGTTGGAGGCAGAACTTAAAGAGTTAGAGAGTTACCGCTGATGCCTATCGTAACCATGTCATTGGGGGAGGCTCTTGAGAAAGGGTATGAAATTGTTGGGGCGCAGCAACCTTATCGCGAGGAAGCTACCGCATGGGAAACCGCCAATATAATCGGGCGTGAAGTAATTCCCGCCATTGGGGGTGCTATGCTGGGCAGTATTGGTGGCCCTTGGGGTGCGGCTGGAGGTGGTGCTGCGGGAAGTTCATGGGGGAATTATCTAAGTCAACAGTACCGCGTTGATCGCGGTTTGCAGTCCGGAATAAATCCCGGCGAAATGGTGGCGGCGACAGTAGCGGGTGCTATTCCCTTCGGGGCATTACCCGGCAAGGGGGCATTGGCGAGAACTGCCATTCGCGGGGCGCAAGGCGCAACGGTTGCCGCTGCTGAGACAACCGGAAGGACGCTCATTGACGAGGGTAGAGCGCCAACCCAAGACGAGCTTCTTACTTCAGTTTTATTTGGCGGTACGATTGGCGGCGTAATGGGTGCAGGTGAAGCGGCTTTTGCCAAGTGGAAGTCGGGAGCGCCGTTTGAGGGTGGAGAGAACCAGAGCGGCGCGTTAGCCCTCATAGAAAAGGAATTCACCGAAGCCACTCCATTCACCCCGCCGGGACTCGCGAGAGGAGAACGATGGACTTGGACACCGCAAGAAAGGTTGGATGATAAACCCATAGTCAATTCCCTCGCATTGGAGACCGCCGGAGACGGCAACATCTTGGTCTTGGAAGACAAGATAATATTGCCACCCGTGCGTGGATCGGGCGGTGAAGTCATCTCACTTGACGATGCACCCGATTGGGTAAACATCGGCGGGAAGCAGACACGTGATATTTCGGCATTACAAAAGAAGCTGGATGCCTTGGTGGATGAAGGCAAAATGACCAAGAAGGAGCGCGCCAAGTTAATTAGAAACGCGCGTAAGCGTGAATTCGGTACTGATCGCGTTTTCACAAGTGTCCCCGAAGGCGAGCAAGCTTTTGACCCACGATTCTACGACCTCATAAACGGGGAGTACGTACAGAAAGCCATTCGCCAAACTACCGCCATACAGCTTGCTCAAGACGTTCTGGACGTAACGCAAGCGGACTTGGCGAACGACGTATCGGGATACGTTAAGCGCATTGCTCAAGCTCAAGCGGGTTCATTATCTGAGCAAGACGAAGGGCTGCGCAACTTACTTGAAAGCGGACTGACTCAACCCGACCTCACTAGAACGCTCAATGCATCCACGCAAGATCCGGTCACCGGCAAGTTGCAGAAGCTGGAAAACGAAACCCGACCCGGCTCCGTTGTCGGAGAGGAAGAACGTTTGGCACGAGTGGCCGCAGGTGAGCAGCAACCATCCGCCGCCGCCGGACTAACGGGAATGCTGGACACCCGTCAGGCAGCAAGCGAAATACCCGGACACTTTAGCATAGTTGACCCTACCGGCCCAACCACGCGCAAGAACCAAACACTGCGCGCTAGGTTGGCGCAAAACGGTACGGAAGTATCTCAGCCCTTAGAGATAGGTCACACTGAACTCTTGGCTTCACCCGCTCCTCGCCGGGAAAGATTGACGGAGTTTCGTAAAATAGTGGATGACAGTTCCGGACTAGATATAGATGCGGACAAAATGCTCAAGCGCCTTAATGACGAAATTGAGGTGACTGAAGGGTCTTCTGCTGTAGGAGATTTTGCTTTCGGGAGTCACTTTAGAAATACTCAACATAAAAATACAAAGTTAGAAAACCTTGAACGGCAAAAGGCTCGTCTGATGTCACCGGCGGTGGTCTTGACTGAGGCTAATAGAACCCTGTGGAATGATTTAGTCAGAGGAAATGAGAAAGTTCAACGCAATGCGTTCCTCACAACCACCGCCCGGCTGCTTAATGCAGACACCCAGTTGACTTTGGAGGCAATTAAAGCAGCGGATAACGCGACAATCATTGGGAATGGTAGGAACAGGCGAATACAGATAACGCGCAATGGCAAAACGGAGTTGCTTCCCACTTTCCGCCCTGCAAGTGGGGGTGGAATGCAACCCCTTGCCGACCTAATTGCGCCTAGGGGACAAATCCAAACTAAAACGCTTGTTGATTGGTTGCGGACTAAGTGGGTCAATGAAAACAGAGCGATACAAGCGATGGGCGAACTTGTTCAGTCGCCCGGTAGGAATGGAGTAATTATTAAGCCCCTGACCCCAAGGACGGCACTGAAGGTAGGGAAGGAGATTTCGCCAGACCTTAACAGGTTGGTTGCCAAACAAAAAAGTATAGTCAGAACTGTAAAGGACGGAAGGGAACTACTGGCTAATGAGTTGACCTTGGGCGCAAACCGCGCGCTGGTCACGGCGCGAAATATAAACAGTGAATCCGTTCCCGCCACATTGATAAGCGACATGCACTTGGATGCTTTGCGGAAGAGAGTGGCCTCCATTAAAGAACTGAACCTTCCTGACGAATTGGAGTTGGCGTTGATTGCCGGAGAATCTGAGACCGCTACCGCCATTTTGAATGCTTGGGAAAAATCGCTGTTGGGTCACTTGATAAAGGTGGGACTAAATTCCGGTGAGGCGCTACATGGCGTGGGGAGACTTTCCCCCACGGGTTTATTTCCGAAGGGATATATTGATCCCGCAACGAACAAACGGATTACACAAGGAGCACTGGTTAAAATCACCGAAAGAAAACTTGGCAACGACGAGCTTAAGCACCTCTTGCCAGGTCTCGGCGCAAAAAACAAAATCGCAAGATCTTGGCTGAAAGTGGGTCAAAGCAACAAAGGCGACGCCGGAACAGTTGCGGTTAATGAATCCGGCCTTCCAGACCCTATTGACCTCTCCTCAGATAGTACCGCATCCCCGAAGTTTGCTAATATGGCTCTCAAAGTCGGTGAAGCAAACGCCCTTCTGAACGCGCTGAAGTCCCCCGGACTTAGCCCCGGCAACCTAACCGCAAGCGCCGCAATCGCAGGTGCTGGTATATCTCAGATGTCTGCCGATGAGCGCGATGAACTTTTAGGGAAGGTATCCCGTGGTGACATTAGTATTTTCTTAGCTCTTGGGGGTTTATTACTTTTGGGGACAGCCGGAAGGCAGGGAATACGCACAGCGTTTCGCCGCTCGGATGTTTACAAGGCTGCGACCAACCCCAAGACCCAAGCAAGGATGGTGGAGCAACAGCCCAATAGCCCTAACAGTCCCAACACAGGGTATGAGAGCACGATAAATGCCACACTGAACCCCAATTCAGTGGTAGCAAACATGCAGCGCATGGTCGCCGCAGCCACTCGGCAAGTGGCAGACCTGGCAGAACCGTTGTCTCGCACTCTGAAGTCAGTTGGCCGTAAGTGGGACGAGAAATCGGGAACGCTAAAAATAAACAAATACTTTGCGGCAATGATGCGAGCCGTGGAACAGGATGCCTCCACGACAAAAGTGCGCTTCCGTGAAAAGCTAATACCTATCGTCAGTCAAATGTACACGAAGACTGGCAAGGTTCACCATGAGGCAATCACGGACGCTCTACTGCACACCACTCAAGACACCTACGCAACAGTGCTGAGAATTTTGGAAGGCGCGAACGAGAACGTTGAGTGGAACGTTGTGGTGACAAAGTTGCGCGAGGGACTTGCGGAAGTACGGGCGTTTGGGCGAGAGCAGGGAGGCTTAGATATTGGCGAGTTAAAAGACTTCTTCCCGCGCCAAGTCCTGAATCGCTTGACCCGAAACCCCAAGGAATTGCGGCGAGAGTTGAGAGACGCAGTAGATGACGAAGGAGTTCCTTTACTCAATGATGATTCGGATTTGACCAGAGCGCTAAACGCCGAAGCGAAGATGCAGGATCGCACGGGGTGGGAAAAGCTCAGTAATGAAGACATCGCTGCGGTGACTCAGAAATATCTTCAAGAGAATTTACACAGAAGAGCCGGAGGGTTACCGGGTGGGGCGAAAGAAAGGCGAGTGGGAAGAATCCATAAGATCGTCAGTAAGTACTATGCCGACCCCATAGACGGGCTGGAAGCCTACATAGACGGCATCGTAGAAAAGTCGGTGTGGAATCGCTTCCGGAATGAAAACCCGAAGGTAGATTTAGAGCGTGATAAACTGGACAACATAAGGTTCACCGAAGAACGGAAGACCACCTTACTCCAGCAGATGGACACCGGTGAAGCATCCATTAAGAAAGTGGGTGGCGGAAAATTTCGGGTAAGCTACGTGGATAGCGCGGGGCAGCAAAGAACTGCCAACCTAAATACCAAAGTCCCAGTCACTGACGGTATCGCCAAGGTGACTGCGGTAAATAAGATTGCGGATTTGGACTTGGATATAATCAAAAACGCCAGGAAAAAACAGCGTCAGGATTTGGGTTCAAAAAGGGATGAAAGAAAGTTTCAAAAAAATCAAGAAGTGGAGTTCATGCGAAAGCACGGTGCTCTATCCGCTGAAGATCGGGACATAGTGGATAAAGTCTTTGAATCGCGGATGGAATCCAATAGCGGGATGAATCCCGTGCTCAAGGAGATCAAGGACTTGGGATACCTCATGGTACTGTCTAATCTCGGTAGCGTGATGACCCAGTTCGCTGACGTCGCATTTAGTCTCCACCGAAACGGACTTAATGCCACCATGCAAGCTGCCGTCCGCAGGGAATACGACCTTGCCAAGAAGCTTGGTATATCTACCTATGAGTTGAACAACATGAGTAGCTCCGGTGGTGGAGTGGCGAAGGTACTGAACTGGACTTTTGACAAGATAAAGTTCTCACAAGTGGACAAGTTTGGTGCTAATACTTTTCTAAATGCACGCTATATAAAGATGAAGAACCAGGCTAGAGCTGGTGGCGCTGCCGAAGCAAAGCTGCGCTCGGAGCTAGACGAGTATGGAGGGTTCTTGGATACCAACCAAGTCATCTACGATCTAAAGACCAACAAGTTGACCGACAGCGTGGAAGCGGTTCTCTACAATGAGATTTTAGACGTTCGTCCCGCAAACCTTTCAGAAATGTCCGGTGCTTACGTACGAAACCCTAACGGGCGAATCTTTTACATGCTGAAATCATATCAGTTAAAACAGATAGATTACTTCCGCGAGCATTCTGAAAACCAAATCCTAGAAGGCAAACTAATGATGCAGCAGGGGAATACCGGCGGTGCTAAACGAATGGCTGAAGGTATTATGCAGTTGGCTGGACTTGGCGCAATTTTCGTAGGAGTGAGCGGGAGTATGGACGTAGCGAAAGACGTGGTTTACGGACGTCCGATTGATATGGACGACAAGATGTCGGATGCGGGATGGCGCTTATTCGGTTTATCTAGGTACTTCCCGTATCAAGTGAGACGCGAAGGGCCAATTTCCGCCGCTGCGGATTGGGCGCTTCCGCCGCTCAGTGCATACAGCAGACCTTTTAAAGATATTATAGCCATAGAGGATGGGTTTGCCGGTGAAACCACAAGAGGCTTGCCCGGTGGAGACTTTTACTACTGGTACTTCGGCGGAGGTCGCGATAAGATCAAGCGCGATCTGGAACGCAAGAGTGACTAACCACCTTGACTCCCCCCACCCCCACCCCATAAAACCCCACTTATTCCTTTAGGGGGGTAGGGTCTGTCGTGATTCCTGCCCTCCCTTTTTTGTGGGCATTTGGTTTTTTAAAGATAGTTATTGACGGTTTTTACGGATTATGCATTCTCGGCAAACATAACTTTTAATCATCCAACAGACAATTTATGAAACCAAAGAAGCCCAAATCCACCAAACCGCAAGTGGAACTCATACTTATCAGCGAAGCATTTGAGCGCCTTGGCATGAAGCGGGACGCATTTCAAGCACTCCGTAAAAACCTAGGTATTCCAAGACTAGGTTACCGCGTGAATTGGCCCACGGTCATCCAGCGAATAGAAGAATCTCAGAACAAAACATAAAACCATAACTAGAAAATAAACATGTCATTTCTACCAGAAAACTATAAGCCTCTTGCCCCAGCCGGTGGCGGGTACATGAAATTAACGCCCGGTGAAAACCGAATCCGCATACTAGGTTCAATGAACGAGTCTCCACCTACCGCCATTCGCGGCATGGTTGGATGGGGTACGGACTCCGAAGGCAATCGCAAACCAGACCGCACGCCAGCCGGTGAAAAGGTGGACGCTTCCAAATATGAGGACAAGCCCAAGGAGTTCTTTGCGATGATCGTGTGGAACTATGCGGCGGAACAAATCAGCATCCTTGAGGTGACGCAAGCGAGCATCATTGGGGAGATAGTCTCATTAGCTAATGATGAAGATTGGGGCGACCCCAAGGAATACGACATCTCTATAGTGAAGACAGGCGAGGGCATGGAGACCCGATACAACACCGTACCGAAGCCCAAGAAGGTTCAGACCGGTGAGATTAAGAAGGCATTCGCAGACGCTGAGATAAACTTGATGGCGCTATTCAGTGGTGACGATCCGTTCGCCCCCGTAGCCAAGAAAGATCCCTTCTGATGGAAGGTTTAACGAAAGGCATCCCGAACGCTGATTATCATGGAAGTGATGAACTCAGCAGAAGCACGGCATCCTCCCTCCTCACCACTTCACCTGCAAAGGTGAGGTGGGAGCGGGACAACCATCGTCCATCATCCCTGCCGTTCATTATGGGTGGTTGCTTCCACGGCATGGTGCTAGAGCCGGAGTGTCTGGACGATGAGTATGCAGTAAAGCCCCCCGATATTGACGGTAAGAGTCCCCTGACTAAGCACTACAAGGAGACCTTTGCGGAAATGCAGGAGGAGCGACCGGATGCACAGTGGCTTAAAGCTGACGAGTGGAAGACGTGCTTGGGCATGGCTGAAGCAATCATGAGCAATCCCGTGTACACTCACTACGCAAGCGACGTGGAAGCGATAGCGGAAGGGAGCGGATACTTTGACTACAACGGTGCTAAGTGCAAAGTACGACCAGACCTCTATGCCTCTGATGGAACGATCATTGATCTGAAGTCCACGCAAGACGCTTCCGAAGCTGGATTCCGTAAAAGTTGCCGCAATTTTGGGTACGATTTTCAGGCCGCGTGGTACTTAGAAGCGATGCGAGCAATGGGACTACCGGCTCGCCAATTCATATTCTGTGTGGTGGAAAAAGTAGCCCCTTTTAGTGTAGCTACCTATACCCTCACGGAAAGCGAGATAGACCGCCACAAGCCGCGTATGCAAAGGGCATGTGACTTGTGGGCTACCTGCATGGACACCGGTGTGTGGCCAGGATACCCCGAAGAAGTGGTGACCTTGGATCTCAGCCGATTTGGGGACAACCACAAGCTGTCGCTGTCTCAAGTGGCTGAGAAGTTTGGGGTAAGCAGGACATTCGTCTACACGATCATCAAGGAATACGAATTAGAAACAACCAACGTAGGGAATCAGCGGCGAGTGGATCTCACCGCTTTTAGTAATGCCCTACGAAACCACAATGAAGGAAAGAATGCGACATGAGATTCTGGATAAGCTGTAACCCGCCCCGCTCCACTGCCCAATCGCAAAGGCGTATCGGAATGCGGGGGAAGATTCCAATGATGTACACCACTGCCAAAGGGAAGGCGCAAGAAGCCGACTTCATGAGCCTCCTCCATCCCTTCCGCCCTGTGAAGCCATACGATGGGTCGCTACGCCTTGGCATCAGCTACTGCCTACCCCTACTTGGGACGGAGAAGAAAGCAATCCGGGAAAAAGGCTGGACTACGCACGCAAAGCGCCCTGATTTGGATAATATTTCTAAGATGTTTTGCGATTGTATGGGAAAGCTCCTGTTCTTTTCGGAGGACTCACGCATCGTCCATCTAAGCCTCAAGAAGTACCGCTCGGAGAGTCCTGGCATTGGCGTGACGCTTGAGGTCGTTACGGACGAGCAGGTGGGAGATCCACGACAGTTTATACAGGGCTAATTACACTAGAAAACATAACTGCATTCGTCCTCCAGGTGGTGGACGATGCTACCGCATGAAAGGAAATCTATGAACGAAAAACTACGAGTATCTCTGAACGAAGAAAGCTATGAAATGTTGCAACGCCGCAGGTCTGAGCTTGCCCAAACCGGCAACCAGATTTCATGGTCACATGCTCTCAACGACTGCATGAAAACTCTTAACGAATTGACCGAAAAGCACAGCACTTTAGTGCAACAACATGAGGATTTAATGCGCCACTTCCATGCCACTCCTGCGCCACTTTCTGGCCTCTCCTCACGTACACGGGAGACAGTAGACTTAAAATATAAAGAAAAAAAATGTATAAAAAAAGAAATTGCACCACCGAAGAAACGTGGACTCCATCTTTTACCCAAAGATTTCGCCCCACCACGATCCATAGCTTCGGAAGCCGGAGTAGATTATGAAGGAGCATTGGAGTGCTTCGCCGACTGGGCAAACTCTCGTGGAAAAAAATACACGGACTGGACTGCGACGTTTCGCAACGCCTGCCGTTCATGGCTCAAGGAGAAGTTTCCTCATCTTCGCCGTGTCCCAATCAAATCTCATGGCGATTCCCAAATCCTGCGTAATGAGGACATGAACGATACCAGACCGCCCCTCGCATGACGGAATCACCACTGGCAGAGACTGCGGTACTCGCAGGGATCATGGCGGATGAAACCTCAAGGTCTTCAGCACTAGCAATGGAGCATCTGACCGTTGATGATTTCACCAACGACACTAACAGGACTCTCTTTGAGGCGTGCCGCACGCTAACTGCCCCGTTCAACGAGATAGACGTGGCGATTGAATCAGGTCTGAATGCCGACTGCATGGAAATATCCAGCCGCCACGGTGGAGGCGACATCATGCGGTACATTGATTTGCTCATTGCCTCCAGACAAACCACCCAAGTGCGTGCCGCATTGCTACGAGCAACCGACTCACTGGCAGAGGGAGATCCGCAAGAAGTAGCTTCAGCTTTCATAGCAAGTTGCTCCGGCGCTTTAGCGTCACGACGTCACGCCATCTCATGTGGGATCGCTGTAAAATCCGCACTTGCCGATTTCTTAGCGACTAACGAAGGAGGTGCAAACGCGCTGCCGACCGGCTTCAACTGCATGGATGAACTTCTTGGTGGCGGCTTCAAAGCTGGCACGGTTACGATAGTGGCCGCAAGACCTGGGGTGGGTAAATCCGCTCTCGCTTTATGGTTCACGCTTCAGACTGCAAAGCATGGCAAGAACACAGCCTTCGTGAGTTTGGAAATGAGTGCTACGGAATGCGCCGGTCGCATTTTGTGCGCTCAATCCGGGCAACGCAGGGTGTACTCCAAAGGTGGGTACTCACCCCAAAGCATTTCTGAATTGCACGACACCGCCACGTCCATGAGGTCTTGGCCAATCCGATTCAAGGACGATGCGGAAGACTCAATTGATTCCATCGTAGCGTTTGTGCAAAGAGAGTCCATTGAGCGCGGAGTGGATCT